TCATTATATGATAATAGATTATTAAAGTTTTCTGCTTTTAACAATTTAAATAATGATATTTCATTAAATGAAATGTTTATGAATAGTTCAATAAATTTTTTTCCTTACTTATTAATAAATTCTTTAAAAGATTGTTCAAATACATCAAAAATTGAAGCCAAAGATATAATAACTAATTGTAATAATATATATTTAAATGAATATTTTTTAGCTATTAAAAGTTTTTCAGAAGTTCTTGATTTTAATAATAATTTTAAATATACAAATAATGACTTAAGTAATGTAGAAATATCTTGGAATTTAACAAATAATAAATATTTTGGAGGTGATTATCCATCCACATTTGAGAAAACTATTATGTATAGTGTCAATGATCAGCATGAAATTATTAAAATAGATAAAATTTTTATAGAATCACTTGATAGTGAAAAAGGAATTTATTGGGATTATTATTTAAATACAGGAGTTAACTATCAATATGATCAATTTGGTAATATTAACTACTATAATAAATTAAATTGTATCAACAAATTAGATGTTAACAATATACCAAATCACGGTAACATACCAAATGACACAGCCACACATAGATTACTTACTAGTCCGGATTGGCAAGGCTATATAGTTACAGGAGATTTAAGTTTAAATATATATAAAACAAGTGAATATACCAGGTTTCATTTTTTGGATGAGAAAGAATTATATTGGTCTATTGGATTTTTATTAAAAATTTTAGGATTTACAGATCTAAGTAATCAAACCCATTATAATAAACCAATTAGTTTAAATAGTAAATATGAACAAAGAAGAAAATTTTTAAAAGAAAAAATGTATAAACATAATAATACTGACCAAATATTAGATTGGTATGGAGTAGATGATAGATATTGTGGACAATTTGATGATACTAGTATGTCTTCATATATAAATTATGATTATAGTTTAAATGTTATTAATTTATTTTATTTATTTCCTGAAACATCATACTGTTGGTTAGATTTGTCTATAAATTTAAGTTACAGAGATATATATTATGAAGACCATTTTGTTAATAAAATAGTAAAACCTAACAAAACATTAAATATATATAAAAATGATCCTTTTTATAAAACAGATATTGCATATGATTATCCATCTAAAATAATTCTTTCTAATGATTTTTTTTATTTATCTTGGTTAGAAAAATATGCAATAAATACTTTAAATAAAGGTTTAAATTATAATGATTCCCCAGTATTTAGATATATTTATGTAAATAGTTTTTCAACATATATTTTAAGAACTAAAAAATATCCTTATATGATGAATAATAATGAAATAGATGGTTCAAATATAACAACACAGATTTCAGATATTATGATAAATGTAAAAGTAAATGATAGTGATCAAAGTTTTGTATTAATAGATAATTCTATATGTGAATTATTTAATTTAAGTTTTGGTAATATGTTTTATGATAATGTTCATAACGAACCATGGTTTAATGATGGTTCTGGAATTTATACATCGATTGGTAACGTGTATCATTATTCGGACAACACGAACAACCCCGGAACTGAAAGTAAAAAATTTCCATTTTATCACATTACAGCAAATGATATTTCAGATAGTAACTCTAATAATTTAAAAAATGCTCGCCTTGATAGACTACAAATCACCGATAGATACTATGATGATACAACCACTCCACGGCCCGATCAAAATTATAATTTTTGGTTAAAAATAGATTTAGGTTTTATTTTAAATAAATTATATCCAAATGATTTTACATCACATTCAATACCATTAGATAGAATTAATTATATATATTTTTATGAAAATCAACTTAGTGATAATCTAACTTATATTTTAAGTAATATTAATTACAGTTCAAGTTTAGAAGAACCAGAAAAAAACCTTCATTCTTCGCATAAAAATAATTTATTAGAACCAGGATTTATATCAAGAAGACAACCAACTCACGGCAGTCAATTTGGTATCTACTCGCCGTACGGCGGCGTCGACCATTACATGCCCGACATAGGTTCTGTTTTTTCTAATGACATAAACGCATATACACGTAACAATGCTATAGTTGGAGATGTTTCTCCAATAGCGAGTTTTGGAGGGGACAAAAGTGATACATTATTATATTATTATAAAGTATTTAATTGTAATGAATTTAATTTATTTACATATACAAATGGTTTTACAAAAGATTTTAATCAATCTTTATCATCATCATCATCTTTTCATCATTGGGAAGATATATTTAGTGATCCCAATGACTTGTTCAGGTTAACAGCACAACTACCAGCAACTATTGATAATTCTAGTTTAATTCCTGATACATATGAATATGGTAAAAATGGCATATTAATAAAAGGTAATACAGATTTTAATGATGTAAAAATATATACAGAAATATCAAATAATATAGCATCATTCAGTAATTTAAAAAATAATAATAATAATAATAATAATAATTATATTTTAAGTAATTCAACTCATGTATCAGATCATACAATTAGATTTGATTATATACCATATCAAAATAGAAATGAATATGAAACAAGAGAAATAAAAAATTATTTTATAGAAAACTATTATAATCTTATACGAAAATCGATTGTGTATTGGTAATACAGATTTAAATAATATAATAATATAGCATCATTCAGTAATTTAAAACATAATCAAAGTGATAATAGAATTTTTAATAATTATAGTCATATATTAAGTAATACAATGATATTTGATTATTTTCCATATCAAAATAGAGAACAGTATGAAACAAGAGAAATAAGAAATTATTTTATAGAAAATTATTCAAATATAAGTAAAATTGAATAATATTAATAAGAATAATTATATTAATAATTAAAAATATAATAATTAATATAATTATTGTAAAAATGATAACTAATAATATAAATGAATTATCTTTAAAATATAATAACATAGTTTCAAATTATACTATATTTTTTTTAAACAATATAGTAATAAATAAAACAGTAGTACATTATTATAATATATATGTAAAAGGATTAATATTGATACAAAATATATTTAATTTAGCATTAATTAATTTAGATAATATATATGATATATATAACAATTGTGAAAAAGGATATATTTATTATATAGAATTTATAAATCAAATAGAATATCCAAATATACAATTGGAAAATAATATAGAATTGACTCTAAGAGATGCTATAATATTTTCATATAAAAAAACAGTTTTAACATTTGAAAATAAAATCAGTTCAATAAACGAACAATCAGAAATATTAATTTTGAATAATAATAAAAGTTTTGTTTATTTTATAAATAATTTTTATATAACTATTTTTATTGTTGTTTATAAAAAATATATATTATTAAAAAATAATGATAAACATAATTATATCAATAATCATTCATTATTAAATATTTATAATGAATTAACAAATAAAAATTTTGAAAATATTGTAAAAAAATATATAAATAATTTAAATAAAAAATTAATAAATGATAACAATTTAGAAGCAATTATAGAATTATCAGATTATTTAATAAAAATACAAGAAATATTAATAAATAATAATTATTATAAAAATAATATAGAATTCAATAATATATTTAATAATATATTTAATAATATATTCAATAATATATTAAAATTTTTGAATAAAATATTAATAAAAAAAGATAAAATTTCATATGACAATAATTATTTAACAGATTTAATATTTAAATTATGATAATGTATATATAATTTTTTTTTTAAATTTTTGTTTTGTATCTGTTAATTTAGGTTCATTTAATGATGTTACAATATTTTTAAATTCACTTATTAAAATATTTTTAATATAATTATAGACTTCATATAATGATTCTAATTCACATTTTCCAACAATTAATATACTACCTGTTCGAAATATCATATATGAAATTTTATTATTATTATTATTAATATTATTATTAATATTATTATTATTATTATTATTATTATTATTATTATTATTATTATTATAGTATGAGCATTGAATTCCGGGATAAGAGCAAGGGTCATATACAGCATTAACTTTATATTTATTAATTAAAAGTTCATATAATTTTTCTCTATTTATATTAAATCCACAATTGAAGTTAGAATTAATTAAAATAGTTTCAATTTTATTGTTTAAAGGAATAGTTTTATGAGTAACTATTTTTAGAATTTCAATAACTTTTTGAATAATAATTTCGAGGTCTTCATTATTTTGAACACCGGGTATTTCTAATTTTCCTGTATTAAAAATTTTGATATGAAATTCTTTAAAGATTTTATTAAAAATTCTGAGTGTAACAACAAAACAATTATAAAATGCACTTTTTTGTTTATTTTTTGTAAAATATAAATCTTTTTTAGAATATCCAATAGATATTTTTCTAATATATTTGTATTTTATAATACCATTTGGATTATCAATAAAATTTATATCAAAATTGTTATAATAATTTTCTTTAAGAAGTTTTTCATTTATATTTTTAGTATCATCTTTATTGAATGACGATATTTTAATTTGTTTTTTAATAATTCCTTCCTTTTGTAAATTATAATCTATTAATTTTAATTTCCAAAATATATCATATATATCTATATTAATATTTAAATTAATTATTTTTGTTTGTGTGGATATATATATATTACCACAAACGGGTATTTCTAATTTAGATTCTATAATATTTCTATTATAATCTTGATTATCAAGTTCATTTATATTATAAATTATTTTATCATCATCATCATTATTATCATTATCATTATTATTATTATTATTATCATTATCATCATCATTATTATTATTATTTTGTAAAAATAATAACCATTCATTATCAATAGACATAATTTATATTGATTTATATAATTAATATTATAAATCAATATTTTAAATATTATTTTTAAATTATTTTTTTCTTTTATATAATTAAATGATTAACATAGTTAAAGAAGAAAATTTTGTAAATAATATAGATGATAAAATATATTATAATATTTTAAATAAAAATATAAAAAAAAATGATGTTGAATGTAAACTAAATAAAAATATATTTAATCCTACAAAAAATTCACCAATAAATAATTGGCAATGTAGATTAATAAAAAGACTTAATGATTTAGATAAATGTGATTTAATAAAATTAAATTCATTTAAGTTAGATTTATTAAATTCAAATTAAATTATGATAATCAATTATCATATTATAAATAATATTTACAAATAAATCAATATCGTATACAATATTTATATTATATATAATAAAATAAATTTGTTTTGTAAATAATATATTTTTATTATTATTAGTATCTTTTTTTAAAGATAATATAAAAAATATATATTCTTTTAATATATTAAGTATAGGAGTGTTATATTTTTTTTCAATATTTTTAATGTTTGTTTTAAATAAATATAAATTTTTTGTTATATTTGTTTTATATAATTTTTCAAAAACATTATTATTTAAAAATAAACATTTATTATGAATATTTGTTTGAAGATAATTAACCATACTTCTTATATCATTTGAATAATATGTAATAATATTATTCATTTCATCATATGATAAATTCAAATTTTCTGTTTTATTTATATAATTTATATAGTTATATAAAGATTTTTTTGGAATAATATTAAATCTTAATTTTATAAATTGTACTTGTAATGTATTATCTATTTTTGTAATATAATTACAAATTAAAATAAATCTAATATTATCATCTGTTTCTTGTATTAATGATTTTAATGCTTGTTGTGCAATTTTAGTCATATAATCTACTTCATCTAATATTATATATTTTAAGCCATTATAAAAAAAATTTTTTGAACTAACAAAAGCATTTATTTGTATTCTTATAACATCGATTCCTCGTTCATCTGATGCATTTAGATGTATAATAGAACTTTTATTTTTATATTCATTTATTTCTTGATATTTATTAATTAAATTAATTATTGTTGTAGTTTTTCCAGTACCAGGTGGTCCATATAATAAAAGATTTGGAAACATTTTTTTTTCTATTATATTATTAAAAAATATAGTATTAGTTTCATCCAAAACAATATCATTAATATCAGTTGGTCTATATTTTTCAGTCCATGGGATATTTTTTATATTTTTTATATTTTTCATATTATTAATTATTATTAATTATTATTTTTAAAGTATTAATAAAAGTATTTAAATAGTTTTATTAATAAAAAGTTATAAATTAATATGAATAAAAAAGGTAGAAAACCTAAATCATATTATCTCAATTTATTAGATATTTCTAATAATACAAATAATACAAATAATACTAATACTACAAATAATAGTGTAAATACTACAAATAATACAAATAATACAAATAATACAAATAATACAAATAATACAATTATGGATATATCAAATAATAATGTAAAAAAAAAAAGAGGGAGAAAACCAAAAGGTGGAACAATTATTGATTTTAAAAATATAGAAGTTAATACAATTTCTAATCCTAATATCATATTACATTTATCTTGTAGTTTAAATGATATAAAAAGTAAAATTAAGTACACACCTAATATAAATAAAATTAATAATTATGATATATATGAAAACAAAAATAATAAATTAAATTATGATTATATTGAAATAAAAGAAAGTAATACAAATACAAATAATAATAATGATATAAATGATATAAATGATATAAATGATATAAATGATATAAATGATATAACTGATATAAATGATATAAATGATAATAATGATATAAATGATATAAATAATATAAATGATAAAAAAAAAATAAATGATATAAATGATATAAATGATATAAATG